CGTGTTACAAAGACTTGCCTTAGATTAGGTAGTAGAATTATTGGTAAGTGTATGATGGGTTCAACATCAAACGCGCTAGATAAAGGAGGAGATAATTTTAAAAAATTATATTATGCATCAGACGTCACGAGGAGAAACAGCAATGGACAGACTGCTTCAGGATTATATTCTTTGTTCATACCTATGGAATGGAACTACGAAGGATACATTGATTCTTATGGACTACCTGTATTCGATACACCAGAAGAGCCAGTAGAAGATCCTTATGGGATGCCAATTAAGCAAGGAGTTGTTGAGTTCTGGGATAATGAAGTTGCAGGTTTAAAAGATGATCAAGACGGGTTAAATGAATTTTATAGGCAGTTTCCGAGAACGGAACAACACGCTTTTAGAGACGAAGCAAAAGAATCTTTATTTAATCTAACAAAAATATATCAGCAGATAGATCACAACGAATCTATGGCGGCAAGCACTCTTGTTACAAGAGGTAACTTCCAATGGGAGAATGGTATTAAAGATACTAAAGTGATGTTTATGCCAAACAAAGACGGGAGGTTTTATGTTTCATGGATACCACCAATTAGTTTGCAGAATAGAATTATATCTAAGCACGGAACGAATTACCCAGGCAACGAACACTTAGGGGCATTTGGATGTGATAGTTATGATATATCAGGAACAGTAGACAGCAGAGGTTCTAATGGTGCTTTACATGGGCTAACGAAGTTTAGCATGGAAGAAGCTCCAGCTAACCATTTCTTTTTAGAATACATTGCTAGGCCGCAAACAGCGGAAATGTTTTTTGAAGATGTATTAATGGCATGCGTGTTTTATGGTATGCCAATACTAGCAGAGAATAATAAACCTAGATTATTATATCACTTTAAAAATAGAGGTTATAGAGGGTATTCAATGAATAGACCAGATAAAGCATATAATAAGTTGTCTGTTACAGAAAGAGAAATAGGTGGGATACCCAACTCAAGTCAAGATATAATGCAAGCACATGCTGCTGCAATAGAAACATATATAGAGGAACTTGTTGGAATTTTAGGTGATGATGAAATGGGGGATGTTTACTTTCAAAGAACATTAGAAGATTGGGCAAGATTTAATATAAACAATAGAACGAAGCATGATGCTTCTATTAGTTCCGGTCTGGCTATTATGGCTTGTAACAGAAACCGTTACGCGCCGGTAAACAAAGTAGTAAGAAAAAATATAAATCTAGGAATGAAGAGATACGACAATTCTGGGAATTATTCAAAAATAATAAATTAAATGAACGTAGGCGCAAATCCAAACAGTGTATTCCCTAGCCAAGTGGTTAGTGATGAGGAAAAATCAAGCTATGAATATGGCGTTCAGGTTGGTAGAGCAATTGAAGCAGAATGGTTTCAGCAAGGCGGAGTTGGCAATAGATTTGCTACAAATTACAATCACTTCCACACGCTTAGATTATATGCAAGAGGCGAACAGCCCGTACAAAAATATAAAGATGAGTTAGCAATAAACGGTGACTTATCTTACTTAAACCTTGATTGGAAACCGGTCCCAGTGATTTCAAAGTTTGTAGATATAGTTTCTAATGGCATAACAGAAAAAGAATACGAAATAAAAGCATATGCCCAAGATCCTGGCTCTACAAAGAAAAGGACCGACTATGCTGAAAAGATGTTACAAGACATCATAATGAAAGAGCAGCTTATTAAGCTTAAGGAACAAACAGGAATTGATGCGTTTAATACAGATAACCCTGACAAGCTTCCCGATACGCCCGAAGAATTGGCTACTCATATGCAGCTTGATTATAAGCAATCAATAGAGATAGCAGAAGAAGAAGTTATAAACCAAGTACTTGCTAAAAACAAGTTTAATGAGGTTAGGAAAAGATACAATTACGATTTAACTGTATTAGGCATAGGTGTAGTAAAAACAACTTGGAACAAAGCAAATGGGGTTGTTACAGAGTACTGCGACCCGGCTAATATGGTTTATTCTTATACAGATGATCCAAACTTTGAAGACATATATTATGTTGGTGAAGTAAAATCAGTATCGATACCTGAGTTAAAAAAGCAATTTCCAAATATACCGGAAGAGGAGCTTAAGCGCATTGAAGAAATGCCTGGCAATAGAAACTATATTACAGGCTGGCAAGGGTATGATGAAAACACAGTGCAAATATTGTATTTTGAATACAAAACTTATAACAATCAAGTATTTAAAATAAAGCAAGGTGCAAATGGATTAGAAAAAGCAATACAAAAAACAGATAGCTTTAATCCACCAGAAAACGATACGTTTAAAAGAGTATCAAGAAGTATAGAGGTATTATATAGTGGGGCGAAAGTATTAGGCAATAACCAAATGTTAGAATGGAAGCTTGCAGAGAATATGACAAGGCCATTTGCAGATACCACTAAGGTAGATATGAATTATGTTATATGTGCCCCTAGAATATATAACGGTAGAATTGATTCACTAGTGAATAGAATCACCGGATTTGCGGATATGATTCAATTAACTCACCTTAAGTTACAGCAAGTAATGTCAAGAATGGTTCCTGACGGGGTGTTCTTAGACGTCGATGGTTTAGCAGAAGTTGATTTAGGCAACGGAACAAACTACAATCCTGCTGAAGCACTTAATATGTATTTCCAAACGGGTAGTGTTTTAGGTAGATCTATGACACAAGATGGTGAATTAAACAGAGGCAAGGTGCCAATTCAAGAACTGCAGACATCGAGCGGAGGAGCAAAAATACAATCACTGATACAAACGTATCAATATTATTTGCAAATGATACGGGATGTAACCGGGCTTAATGAAGCAAGAGACGGTTCTGCTCCAGCTAAAGATGCACTCGTAGGGCTTCAAAAGATGGCCGCTAATCAATCCAACGTAGCAACAAGACATATATTGCAAGCAAGTTGTTATTTGGCCCTTAGAACGTGCGAAAACGTCTCAAGAAGAATAGCAGACTCATTAGAATATGCTTTAACCGCAAACTCATTAAAGAACAGTATAACACATTTTAATGTTGCTACGTTAGATAGTATAAAGGAACTTAACCTGCATGACTTTGGTATATTCTTAGAGTTAGAACCAGACGAAGAAGAAAAAGCACAACTAGAACAAAATATTCAAGTTGCTTTACAATCGGGAGGTATTGACTTAGAGGACGCGATAGATATTAGACAAGTAAAAAATCTTCAATTAGCAAACGAGATATTAAAGACTAGAAGGAAAGAAAAAGCGGCGGCGGCTCAAAAAGCACAACAAGCTAATATACAGGCCCAAGCACAGGCTAACGCCCAGTTGGCAGAACAAACGGCAATGGCAGAAGTTCAAAAACAGCAAGCGTTGACAGCAGAAAAAGTAAATCTTGAGCAAGCTAAATCTCAGTTTGAGATACAAAGAATGCAAACAGAGGCTCAGATTAAGAGAGAACTTATGGCCGAAGAGTTTAACTTTAACATGCAGCTAGCCCAGGCAAGAATTAAGTCCGAGTCTGAAAGAGAAAAAGAAATAGAAGATAGAAAAGATAAGCGTGTAAAAATAACAGGTACACAACAGTCAGAAATGATTGATCAAAGAAAAAACAACTTGTTACCGAAAAACTTTGAAAGTTCAGGTAATGATGTATTAGGAGGCTTCGGGCTAGAAAAGTTTGGGCCTAGATAGAATTTTTTAATTTATATTATATTATATTATGTCAGAAGAAGTAAAGCAAGAGGGCGACTTTAAAATAAAAAGTAAGCCTAAAATGAAAAAGCTTAATAAAGAAACTGAAACCATTAAAGTAGATTTATCTGCTAAAGATAAGGTTGAAGAAGAAGTTATTAAGGTTGATTTAAACAAAAACAATGCCAATAAAGAGCAAGAAACAACAGCAGTGGTTGCAGATAAACCAGCCGAAACTGTACAAGAAGTGGATACAGAAGTACCATCAGGGGAAAGCACCGTTCAAGATGAAGGGTTTGCAGGCATCCAAGAAATAACTGAAGAAGAAGCTAAAGAAGTAAAAGAAGTTGTAAAGGAAGCTAAGGAAGCAATCAGGGATGAAAAGATTACGGGTAAGCCGTTACCTGAAAATGTTGAAAAGCTTGTTGCCTTTATGGAGGAAACGGGAGGAAATGTAGAAGACTATGTTAGGCTTAATGCAGATTACTCAAACGTTGACAATGATGTACTTTTAAAAGAGTACTATAAAAAAAGTAAACCTCATCTAAACGATGAAGAAATAAAATTCCTTTTAGAAGACAATTTTTCGTATGACGAAGACATTGATGAAGAAAGAGACATACGTAAAAGAAAATTAGCGTATAAAGAAGAAGTTGCAGAAGCCAAAAGCTTTTTAGAAAACTTGAAGGGTAAATACTACGATGAGATTAAGTTAAGACCAGGCGTAACCCAAGAGCAGCAAAAAGCAATGGAGTTCTTCAACCGATACAATGAAGAAGCAAGCTTAACCGAGCAGAAGCACGACAGGTTTAAGAAAGCTACATCTAATCTTTTAAACGAAAATTTCAAAGGTTTTGAATACGAAGTCGGAGGAAAGAAATTTAGATATGGTATTAATAACCCAAGTAAAATTGCTGAGCAACAATCTAATATTGATAATTTTGTCAAAAAGTTTGTCGACGAACGAGGCGAGATAGTTAATCACGAAGGTTATCACAAAGCAATGCATGCTGCTCAAAATATGGATCAGATTGCTAATCACTTTTATGAGCAAGGCAAAGCAGATGCTGTTAAGGATGTTGTAGATAGTTCTAAGAACATATCAAACACTCCAAGACAAACAGCTGGCGATGCAGTTTTTGTAAATGGTATTAGAATTAAGTCCGTAACCGGAGCGGATTCTTCAAGATTAAAAATTAAAAAATCACAATTTAACAATTAAAAAAACAAAACAAAATGGGACAATTTTTTCCAACAGCTAACGATCCACTAGGAAAGTTTAGCTTACAACCGATGCCTACTAAAAGCGCATCACCTTCTAACTATTTAAGTTTCACCGATGGTGACAATGACTTTGCACAGCAGTATTTGCCAGAGCTTTACGAAGCTGAGGTAGAGCGATATGGAAACAGAACTCTATCAGGATTCTTAAGAATGGTAGGTGCTGAAATGCCAATGACTTCTGACCAAGTTGTATGGTCTGAGCAAAACAGATTACACATTGGGTATGAAAATGGAGCAGGAGATTTATCTGTTACTGTTACAGATGCTGCTAACGGAGCAATTACTTTAGGATCAGAGCACATTAACTCAATTAGAATAGGTGCAACTATTGTTATTCAAAACAAAGTGGCTTCACCTGATGTTGATGCAGGAAAAGTAGTTAAAGCTTATGTTAGCGGTGTTGCTGGCAATATTATTACAGCTTTACCTTACACAGAAGCTAGCTTGAACGTTTCTTTTGATACCTCTGACCCAGTAAATTTATTTGTATTTGGTTCAGAGTTTGTTAAAGGATCTGACAGAATGCCAGGTTCTTTAGAAGCTTCATTTACACAGTTCAATAACAAGCCAATTATCATTAGAGACAATTACGAAGTAACTGGTTCTGATGCTGCACAAATTGGATGGGTTGAAGTTGCTGCTGAAGATGGAACATCAGGATACCTATGGTACTTGAAGTCTGAAGGAGAAACAAGATTACGTTTCCAAGACTATTTAGAAATGGCAATGGTTGAAGGTGAGTTAAATACAAATGGAGTAACTGCAGGAACTGTTGGTGCTCTTTTAGGAGATAACTCTGGTACTGAAGGTCTTTTTGCTGCTATTACTGCAAGAGGTAACGTATACCAAAACTACGCAAGCGGTGCTGGAGCCGGTGGTGCTGGAACACGAAGTGCTTTAGGAGACTTTGATTTAATTTTGGCAAATCTTGATAAGCAAGGAGCTATCGAAGAGAACATGTTATTCTTAGACAGAGCTACTTCTTTAGACTTTGATGATATGTTAGCTGCACAAAATTCTTACGGAGCAGGTGGTACATCTTACGGTGTATTTGAAAACTCTGAAGAAATGGCATTGAACTTGGGATTTGACGGTTTCAGAAGAGGTTCTTATGACTTTTACAAGACTGATTGGAAATACTTAAACGATGCTACCACTCGTGGTTTAGTTGATAATGTAGAAGGTGTATTAGTTCCTGCTGGAACAAGCACAGTATACGATCAAATGTTAGGTACTAACATCAGACGACCATTCTTACACGTACGTTATAGAGCTTCAGAGGCTGACGACAGAAGAATGAAGTCTTGGATTACTGGATCTGTTGGAGGTGCTGCTACTTCTAGCTTTGATTCGATGACAGTAAACTTCTTATCTGAAAGATGTTTAGTTACACAAGCTGCTAACAACTTTGTATTATTTACAAAATCATAGTAGTTCATTATTGTAATGTTACCCTCGTCAATTAGGCGGGGGTAACTATTACTTTTATTTTTTTATTAAATTTTATTATATATTATGGCAACAAAAGCCCCAAAAAGAAAAGCAGTACAAGCAAGTGCTGCTCCAAAAAAAGAAATTATTATTGAAGAGACTATAGTACAAGAAGAAGCTATAGCTCACCCTGTTAGTACTGAGCAAGAAAGCGCAGATCCTAGGTGGGAAATTAAAGACAGAAGATATTACTTAACAAGCAATAGGTCCCCGTTAAGCTTTACTTTAGCTGCTAAACATTCACAAAGACATCCTTTAATGTACTTTGATGAAGAGTTAGGCTACGAAAGAGAACTTAGATATGCAACAAATCAAGTATCTCCATTTGTTGACGAACAGAAAGGGCCTGTAACATTGGCTCATATTGTGTTTAAAGATGGCGTACTAATGGTACCTAAGAAAAAACAAAGCTTACAAAAGTTATTATCTTTATATCATCCACAAAAAGGAATGACATATGCGGAGCAAGATGAGGTTGCCGAAGCGGTAGATGAACTAGAAGATATTAACCTTGAAATAGAGGCTTTAGTATTAGCGCAAGGATTAGACATAGATCATGCAGAAGCAATCCTTAGAACGGAGTTGGGATCTTCGGTTAATAAGATGACAAGTAAAGAACTTAAGCGAGACTTAATGCTACTTGCTAAAAGTAACCCAGCTTTATTTATAAGCTTAGCAAATGACGAAAACGTAGAGCTTAGAAGCTTTGGTATCAGAGCAGTTGAAGCAGGGATATTATCTATATCTCCGGATCAAAAAACCTTTATGTGGGCATCAAATGGAAAGAAACTTATGACAGTTCCTTTTGAAGAGCACCCATACTCTGCACTAGCTCGTTGGTTTAAAACTGATGAAGGCATGCAGGTATATTCGAGCATAGAGAAAAAGTTCGGATAACACGTAACTATATTTATAAGGGTAGACTAGCTTGAATGTTGGTCTACCCATATAATAAAATAAAATAAAAATATGGCAATAAATGTAAATACCGTATATAAGACTGTACTACTAATCCTTAACAAGGAGGAAAGAGGCTATGTAACTCCAGATGAGTTTAATAAGATCTCAGCACAGGTTCAATTAGAAATATTCGGCAATTATCACAACGATTTAAATCAACAATTAAGAGTGCCGCAAAGCGATACAGACTATGCTGATCGTGTAGCCTCAGTTGATGAACATTTGTCTATATTTAAAACAGAGGGGCCCGCAACATATGTTCCTACAGCTGGAACAATACCGGCTCATTTTTCTTTGCCAACCACAGATATTTATGGCAACACAGTAGAGCTATTCACATTGGGGACTGTATCTTATAAAGAACAAGTTGAATTACAAAGGCTTCAAAGAATGGAGTTCTACAACATCCAAAAATCTCCCCTAACAAAATCCACAGAAACATACCCAACATATTTGCTTGAGAACGACAGACTTTATGTGAAGCCTGATACGGTTACTAGCCAAATAAATGTAAACTTTTTAAGAAAGCCACTAGACCCTAGATGGGGATATTACATTGGCAGTGTTGGGCAATTTATTTATGATACAACCGCTTATGGGGCAGACTTAATAAATACTGGTACTGGCACTTTAACAAGTAGCATCACTACGGCTTTAACACTGGGCGTTGCAGGCACTTATAATAGCATCGTTACTACAGGCGGCACTGGAACAGGACTTATAGTAAACGCAACTGTTTTTTCTGATACCGAAGTTAGAATAGATGTTGCTACAGCAGGGACAGGGTATATTTCAGGAGATGTGGTTAGTATTGCGGCAGGGTTATTAGGAGGTACTAGTACACAAGTAGACATCACATTAACCGACGCTAATTTTAATGCTAACAGTACTTATGGTTCTACCCAGATAGAATTAGATGTATCAGAGCAAACAGATGTAATACTTAAAACGTTGTTTTATTTTGGTATTGTTGTTAAAGACCCACAAATTATACAGGTCGCAGCAAGCCAAGTGCAACGAGAAGAAATGAACGAAAAAAGCTAATAAGATATGCCAAATCCAAATGGTGGCTTAATCACCGAAACTAATTCACAATACTACGCTGGGCAGCAGACTTTTACAGGTACTGGAGCTCAGTCAGACTTTGTTTGCACATTTAATACTGATTTAATTGCAACTATTCCAGGGGTTTCTAATACAAATTTTTCTGTAACACTTAGCGGAATTGTTGTAACTAATTATCAATTAGTAGGAAATGATACTATAAGATTTTCAGCCGAGACACCTCCAGATGAATTACCTCCTAATGGGTCTTCTATAGTTGTAAGCCTTATTGAGACTGCAAAAGAAAGTAACTATGGAGGTTATCAATACACATCGTTAAATGATGTTATCAATAACTTTATGGTTGCTTACATTGGAGCAGGTAAGCTTATCCCAAGTGCTAAGAGAACTGATATAATATTTCACGCAAAACGTGGGATGCAAGAGTTTAGTTACGATACACTAAAAACAATTAAGTCACAAGAACTAACCATATCTCCAAGTCTAACAGCAGTTATACCACAAGACTATGTAAACTACGTTAGATTATCTTGGATTGATGCGTTAGGTGTAAAAAGAATTATATATCCAAATACAAACGTTACAATAAACCCAGCAGAAGCTCCTGAGCAAGACTCAACAGGCCAGATACTTCAAGATAACCTAGAAGAAAACATAGATACAGATCCACCACAAACAGTAGAAAGATGGAGAGAGGCTGACACCAAAAAGATAACAGGACTTTACAATGCAGATTCTTTGAATGAGGGATATGATATAGGCGACGAATATGTTGGAAATATTTATTGGGGCGCTGCGTATGGGCAGAGATATGGGGAAGACCCTGCACTAACTCAAACAAACGGGTGGTTCGGTATAGATGAAGTAAGAGGAGTATTTACATTCTCAAGTAATTTAAAAGATCGTTTGATCGTCA